CGTCGAGCGCCCATCGCTTCAGCGCCACGTGGTCGGCCTCGACGACGTCGACGTTGAGCCGCTTGAGCCGCGGCTTGGCCGAGGCCGGCGCGGAGAGCGCAGGGCGCGGCGCGTGGGCGATGGTGCGCCTGGGTGAGCTCATGCCCTCACCCCCGTCGTCTCGGCCAGCATGGCGAGGACGGCGCCGGCGAGGGGCTCGTACTCGACGAGCACGGCCGGGGATCCGAAGGCGTCCTCGACGGCGGCGCGCTCGGGGACGGCCACGGCGATGTCGAGGACGGGGAGTTGGCGCTCGTCGAGCCCGGCGGCGATGAACTCGGCGAGGCCCCGGCGGCGGCCGTCGACCCGGACGAGGGCGATGGCCCAGGCGAGGTCACGGCGGGCCTCCTCCGCCGCGATGGCGGCGAGGAGGTCCTCGAGGCGGTCGAGGTCGGCGCCGGCGGGGGCCGAGGGGACGATGAGCAGGTCGGCCACGGCGAGGGCGGCGACGAGCATGGCGCCGACCCTCGCACCGCCGGCGGGATCGTGGGGGGTGTCGATGACCACGAGGTCGTACCCCTCGGCCAGGCCGGCGAGGCGGCGGGGCAGGTCGGGGGCGTGGTAGGAGATGACCGGCACCATGGCATGGGGCCAGTCCGCCCCGGCTCTGGTCACCCACGACTCGGCCGACCGGCCGGGATCGGCGTCGATCAGCAGGGTGCGGTTGCCGGCGCCGCCGGCGTGCAGGGCGAGCTGTACCGCCGTGGTCGTCTTGGCCGTGCCGCCCTTGACGTTCCCGACCACGATCACCGGTGGACTCATAGACTCATCCTCTCATTTGAGTAACTGAGAGGATGAGTGTTTCAGATCCAGGGGTAGGAGTCGAGGACCTCCCGCTCAGCGGGGTCGAGGGTGGCCACGTCGATGGCCGCCGGCGACGGGTCGGGCGGATTGGTGGGCTTCTCGACGGCGATGAACCCGACCCGCTTGAGCAGGGTCACCTCGGCCGGCGAGCCCATCGGCAGCTTGTGGGGGCGGCCGTCGCGGAACACGAGGGTGTACTGGCCGCCCGGCTCGGTGAACAGCACCGTCGGACTCGAATGGGTCGCCAGCTTCGACACGATCGCATTGCTCAGCATGGAGCGCATCTGGTTCCAGTCGTCATCCGTCATCTCATCTCCACCTCCAGGTGGGGGGTAGCCCAGTAGCGGGGCGCGGTCGAGGTAGGGGGTCGGGTCGATCCGGGCGCCGGCCTCCCAGAGCTCGAGGTGGGCGTGCGCCCCGGTCGAGGCGCCGGTCGAGCCGATGTAGGCGATCACCTGGCCGGCGTCGACCCACCCGCCGGTGACCGCGAACTCGGAGTGGTGGAACGACTTGAACCGGTCCGAGCCGTTGTCGACCCAGAGCCACCACCCCGCCCCGCCCGGCTCGTTCCCGGTGGTCACGTGCCCGTCGAACGGGGCCACGAGCGGTACCCCGTACGGGGCGCCGTAGTCGACCCCGCCGTGGAACGAGCCCGCGGCGCCGGTGATCGGGTCGATCCGCTGGCCGTAGCCGGAGGTCTTCGCGTAGGACTCGAGGAGCGGGAACCACGTCAGCTCTCTCATTCACTCATCCCCTCATCTGAGTCGTCGTCCGGGTGGTCTCCATCCCACCAGACCTGCACCCGGAAGCCACCCCGGCGGCGGCGCACGGCGATGGCGCCGAGGACCAGGGCAAGGCCGGCGAACCCGATGGCCACCGCGCCCGCCGCGGTCACGGGTAGGTCGGCCAGAGCCGGGCGGTACCGGCGAGGCGGTCGAGGCGGAGGGTGGCGGGCCCACCGGCGACGGTCATGGTGACGCCGATGATGACGGCGGCGCCGGCGGCCACGTTCGCCCACCGGGCCCGTATCGGGAGGGTGACCGTCCCGAACGCGTTGTTCGCGTAGGTGGTCTGGGGGGCGTCGGTCACGGTCGGGAACGTGCCGGCCCCACCGGCGTAGAGGATCACCTGTTGCAGCGCGGCGGACCCGGTGTTGGCCACCACGGCCAGGATGTCGAGGTGCATCGACCCGGCGACGGTGGCGGTGAACGTGAGGAACACCGTGGCGCTGGCCCCGTTGGGGCCGAGCGTCATGGCCGGCGAGACGTTCGCGAACCGTTCGATGGGCTCGGAGGCGATGTTGAGCTGGTCGGCGACGCTCTTGCCCCACGCCGAGGTGATCGTGGTGTTGGGGGTGGGGACGACGATCTTGGCCACGGCGAGCTCCTTATCGGTGGTCCCAGGGGGACTGGTCCCAGAGCGCGGAGTCCCAGCGGCTATAGCCCTGGACCTGCTCGCCGGGGGCGCATTTGAGGGTGAGGGTCCACTGGTCGAGGGTGATGTGATGGGACAGCCCGTCGACGGTGGCGAGGACCTCGAGCGTCTCCCCCCAGCGTGAGCGGACGAGGGCGATCCGTGAGCCGAGGTCGACGAGGTGGGCGAAGTGGTACCAGTCGTCGTCGTCGGTGGGGACCCCGTCGAGCGGCGAGATGGTCACCTCGGCGTTGCTGAGCCGGGTGAGCATGAACTGGGCGATCGTCGTGGACCAGGCGTCGGTGGTGTGGATGAGGTCGGTGCGCTGGGTCGTCCGGGCCCCGTGCCGGGCGACGGAGACGGGGTCGGTGACGGTCTGTGACGTGCCCCCCACCCGGGCCACGCTGATCACGTTCTTGACCTGGTCCCGGTCCGAGGTGACGGTGAACGCGATGGGGCAGAGGGTGCCGGGGGCCTCGTTGTGGTCGTCGGTGAACACCGCCAGTGGTTCGGAGAACTCGGGGGCCTCGATCCCGGGCGGGTCGACGTAGCGGATCACGCCCGCCGGGGTGCACCAGAGGACCCCGCCGTCGCTGTCGGCGGTGAGCCAGGCCTCGGCGAGGGCGCCCTTGGCCAGGGTGGTGGCCTGCAAGGGGGCGACGCCGGCGGCCAGGGCGCGGTCGACGAGGGCGGGGAGGGCGGCCTGATCCATGATCCGGCCGATCCTCGGGCCGGCCGTCTCGTTCGCACCCTGGGAGGGTTGCTCGAGGCCGTTGGCGTCGCCCAGGTAGGCGAGGGCGTCGGTGGCGGTGAGGCTGACGGTGGATTCACCGCCGTCGTCGGTCTCGGCGACGGTGCGGATGAACCCGGTGAAGATGGGGCCGGTGGCGGTGGCCACCCGGATCGGGACGTCGGGGCCCAACACGGGCCGGCCCATGTCGGAGCCGGCGGAGTCGATGGTGTTCCACGGCGAGTAGGTGCCGGCGGGGTTGTCGAGCTGTAGCGAGGCCCGGCCCGGGGCGGCGTGGTCGAGGGGGCCGCTTCGGCCCCGTTCCACGGTGACGCCGGAGCAGTCGCAGGAGACGTCGACGAAGTTGCCGTAGTCGATGGTGTCCCATTTGTCCTGGTCCCATTTGGCTTTGTCCCAGACGTCCTTGGCCCGGGGGAGGGCGAGGGTGACGTGCACGAGGTCGGCGCCTAGCGCGGTCCCGGCGGCGGGCGGGGGGATGGTCGGCCAGGTGATGCCCATCAGCGGACCGCGACGGTGAGGCCCTCGAGCGGGGCGACGTTGCGGCTGAACGAGGTGACCTGGCGGGCGACGTCGTAGCCGTCCGACCCGGGGGGCATGACGATGGTGAGGGCGCCGAGGGTTTGGAACCGGGGGATGTCGGGGACGTCGATGGTGTGGCCGCCCATCCCCGGGATCCACTCGGGGAACGTGAAGCTGAGTTTGCCGATGGTGTTGTTCCAGAGGTCGGCGATGGCGTTGAACGCGGCCTTGAACGGTTTGGTGATGAGGTCGGCCAGGCCGCCGAGGGCGGTGCCGATCATCCCGCCGATCTTCCCGAAGAGGTCCTTGATGAAGTCGAAGCCCTTGGAGACGGTGTCTTTCACGTTGTCCCAGGCGCCGCCCCAGTCGCCCTTGAGGATCGACACCGCGGTTTTGATGAGCCCGGTGACGACGTTGAGCGCGCCGCTGATCACCGTCGAGATGATCCCCCACACCGTCGAGACGGTGGCCTTGATGGTCTCGCCGTGCTCGGCCCAGAACTCCTTGATCCAGTTCAGGACGTTCATCACGGTGTCTTTGATCTCGTTGAACTTGTCGTAGAAGGTCTTCGCGAGGGCCTCGACGGCGGGCTTGACCTCCTCGTTGAACTTCTTCACGAGCTCGTCGAAGAGCTCCTTGAGGGACCGGAGGAACTCTTTGATCTCCTCGCCGTGCTCGTCCCAGAACTTCTTGATGGCGTCACCGACCTGGGTGACGAGCTCACTGAAGCGGGTGGCGAGGTCCTTGATGCCGTTCACGATGTTGGTGACGGTCTCGGTGATCTGATCGCCCCACTCGGCCCAGAACGCCTTGAGCCCGTCGATCACCCCGCGGATGATGTCGCCGGCGATCTGGATCTCGAGGGCCAGGTAGTTCTTCCAGGCGTCGACGATCCACCCGACGACCCGGAGGATGTCGTCGCCCCACTCGTCCCAGAGGCCCTTGATGACGTCGAGGACGGTGGTGAACGTGTCCTGCAGGTCGGTGAGGGTGGGCTGGATCGACTCGAGGAACTTGGGCCACTCCTCCTCGGCCCAGGCCACGAGGTTGTCGAACGCGGGGAGGGCCTTCTCGGTGATGAACTCCCCGATCGAGCCGAGGACCGGGAGGAGCTTGGCGCCGATCTTCTCCTTGAGCTCGTCGAACCCGATCCCCGCCTTCTTCAGGCCACCGGCGGAGGTGTTGGCGGCGGCCTCGCCGGCGCCGTGGAACGTGTTGCGGGCCTTGTCGAGGGTCTCCTCGAGGGAAAGGGCCTTGCCGTCGGCGTCCTCGGTGGCGATCCCCAGCTTGGAGAGCCCACCGATCGAGCCGAGCTGGGCCTTGGCGAGGGCCTGGGTGACGGTGCCGAGGTCCTTGCCGGTACCGGCCGAGATGTCGGTGGCCAGGGACAGGAGCTCCTGGGCTTTCGTCGTGTCGCCCGTCGCGGTGGCCAACGTGGCCAGGGCGGGGCGGAGCTCGTCATCCGCGATGGCCGCGGTTTTCGAGAGGGCCTCGCTGTAGTTCTCGGCGCCGGCGACGGCCTCGTCCGAGGCGCCGGCGGCCTGGTGGAGCTGTTGGGCGAGCTGGCTGGCGGAGGCCTCGTCCTCGGCGGCGGCCTGGGCGAGGTCCCAGCCGACCACGGCGAGCCCGGCCACCGCGGCGCCGGCGATGGCGGCGGGTCCGGCGATCCCGGCGAGGGCGCCGCCCATCGACTTGCCGGTGCCCTCCACCGACCGCTCGGCCTTATCCGAGGCGCGTTCGAGGTCGCGGGTGTCGCCGGTGAACTTGACGGCGATATCCCGATCAGCCACTCAACACCTCACTTACTCAGTCGGGGCGGTCGCCGCCGGCGGCCCACTTGGCGGCGAGCTCGTCGAGCGTGCGCATGTAGGCGCGGCGCAGGGCGGGCATCTCCCGGCGAAGCAGCGGCCAGAACCAGTACCCGGTTTTGCCGAGCCAGGGCGGGAACTGCTGGGTGGTGGGCCGGGAGCCGCCACCGAACTCGTAGCCGAAGAAGACGTCACCGGCGGTCACCTTGCCCGTCGACGAGCGGACCTTGCGGGAGCCGCCGGCGGTGAGGGCCGGGACCCGGTCCGACTTCCGTTTCACCGACCCGGCGGAGAGGGCGGCGCCCTTGCCGGCGTTCGCCGCGGCGGTGTTGAGCATCTCGACGATCCGCTCGACGTGCTGGCCGGCGGCCTGGCGCAGCTCCCGGTTGGCGTCTTTGCCGTAGGCGTTGAACGCCCGGAGCGTCGAGTCGAGGCCCTCGACCTTGACCTGGACCTTCACCGCCGGCGCCCCTGGGCCTGGCGCTGCCGCGCCGCGTTCGCCTTGAGGACGGCGGCGGCGGTGGCGATCGAGCGCGGATCCTCGTCCCACCAGTCCCGGGGGGCGGTGTGCGTCGCGATGGCGAGCTCGATCACGGTGCGCTCGACGGACCCGCGTCGGTAGGGCGGACGGTCCCGCCCTCCTCGTCACGCACGACCGACCACCCCTCGCACCGGTCGAGGAACTCGTCGCGTTCGATCAGCGGATAGTCCGGGTGGTGCTTCAACGCCTGCCACGCGAAGTCGAACATGACCTCATAGGAGGCGACCCCGCCGGCCCGGAGCTCCTCGTCCAATCGGCCGCCACCACCGGCGAGGGCCCGCAGGCGGATCACGTCGCCCGGGCGGTTGTTGACCCGCATCTCCTTGCCGTCGATGGCCAGGTCGAACGTGAAGCTGAGGGAGAGCTCGGTGGTCACGAGGCCTCCGCGTAGCTCGTCTCGTCGTCGGCCTGGTCCTCGTCGGCCTGGTCCTCGGCCGTGGGCACGGTGATCGGTCCGAACGAGGGCGGCCCGTCGAGGCCGAGGGTGAGGGTGGCCTCGGCGATCTCGCCGGCGGTGCCGCCGAACGCGCCCGGTTTGCACCGCAGGATCCCGGTGGCCTCGGTCGCCTCGAGTGGCCAGACGATGGAGAAGTCGGCGAGCTCGCCGTCGTGTCCGAGGAGGAACGTGGAGAGGCCGGGGTCGACCACCGGGGGACCGGTCGCGCCGGTCGCCCAGTTCTGGTCCCACGTGAGCTCGAGCGTCCACGTCGTGGTGCCGGTCACGGTCTTCTGACCGCACAACCGTTTGCGCACCTCCTCGGGGGTGTCGGGGGTGAGGGTGGCGGCGGTGACGTCGCAGGACACGTCGACCGGGACCCCGTCCGATTCGGCCGTGAGGGTGAGGGTGACGTTATCGAAGTAGTTGCCCATCTCACGGGCCTCCCGGTGTGTGGTCGATGGTGACGAGGAACGTGCCGGCGATCACCGGGACGTCCGCGATCGAGGTGGGTTCGATCTGGCCGAGCGGGCCGATCTGCCCGACCCCGGCGGCCCGGAGCCCTTTGACGGCGGCGAGGTAGCCGAGGGTGATCTGGGTGAGGGAGGCCTCGAGGTCGAACCGGCCCTCGAGGACCTGCACCTGCCAGCGGACCTCGGCGACCGGGCCGGCCCGGCGGTTGGGTACGACGAACGGATCCGCCGGCCGGAGCACCACGGCGGGGGTGGCGGTCACCTCGGCCGGCGCGCCATGGCTGGCGGTGACGGCCGAGGTGCCCGCCTGAAACGCGGAGCGGATCACCTCGAGGAGCTCGGCCGGCGTCATGCGAACCCGAACGACCGGCGGTGCCCGGCGAAGTAGTGGCGGACGTGGGCGAGGATGTCCTCGGG